CTCTACCAAGAAAACTCAAAGTACCTGTAAATTCTAATACGTACAATTTCACTGAAGGTGATATTATTGCTTCTGTTGGAACTGGTGCCACTAACAGCTCAGTCATCACTGGTGACTTAGAAACTCTCGGTGGTCCTATGGTAACCTTAGAGGTCAATGATGCAGGTGTAGGATTTATTGACGGTAGTTATAGCAATGTTGAAGTATACTCAATCGATAGTGATGGTACTGGTGCTGAATTAAGTGTAGTAGTTTCCTCTGGTGAGATTGCTTCAGCTACAGTGACTACTGGTGGTAATGGTTATAGAGTTGGTGATACTATTGGTATCTCAACCTCTGATGTTGGTTTTGCCGGTGGTGATTCTGTTATTACTATTGATACTATTGGAAACACAGACACCCTATACCTCACTAACGTACAGGGTGAGAAAATGATTGTCACACAGAGTATTAAGGTATATGATACCGTTACTGATACTCTCAGACACACTGGTGTTACTATCGCTTCTGATTCTGAAGTACTTGACCCAATGTATGCTGGTGACGTATTCATTGTGAACATCCCTTCACACGGTATGCAAGCTGACAATAACATCACATCTATTATTAGAGTACAACCCGATACAGTTGGTACACCACTCACACAGAGAGTTGATGTTTCTTCTAATAGTTTGATTGTCCAAGATGATTCATCCTTCGCTAGTTTCGAAGGTATCAGTACTAGTGTCGGTTACGCATTAGTTGGTGGTGAAATCATCGAATACGCTAACAGTGGCGATGGAACTATTGGTATTACTTCACGGGGTGTTGATAATACATTCGTTTCTATCCACGATGCTGGTGAACGGGTATTCAAATATGAACTCAGTGGAGTTTCATTGAGACGTATCAATAAGAAACATCAACTTCCGATCAATTCGTCTCTAGGTGATTCTAGAGAACTCAGATTCCTACCTTTACAGATTAGTAGAATCCCTAGAGTTAATGGTAACGCTCAGTTGAGTTTCAACCAGGAACAAAACGCAGGTGGAAACTTTGCACAAGCCTCACAGAACTTCCAGTTCAGTCGTATGTTACCAAACCTTGGAACATTGACTCCAGGTGAAACAACTACTATTACTACTTTGGCTAGAACCGTATCTGGTACAAGTGCCGGTGGTAATGAAGTTTCCTTCCTAGACCAAGGGAATACACCAGTCAATCTCAACGATTGGAATGAATTCCCAACGGTAAGGATGATAACTACACAGGACAATGAAAGAGAGTACCTACAAGATCTACCAAGGAGTAAGTCATTCACATTGGGTTTGACACTATCCAGTACAGATCCAAACCTCTCACCAGTAATTGATCTCCAACAGTGTAATGTCATTACCGCTAGAAACTCATTAAATAACCCAGTCAGAAATTACGCAGATGATCCAAGAGTCAATCTACTAGTAGGTGACCCCCACGCATCCATCTATATCTCTGAGGTTATTAACCTAGAAACACCAGCTACTTCACTAGAAGTTATCATCAGTGCGTATCGTGATGAATCAGCTGATTTCCGAGTTCTCTACAGGTTGTATGGTCCCAATTCCAATAACTCCACAGAACCAACGTGGGAACTATTCCCTGGTTACACTAACATGCTAGATACTACTGGTGATGGTGTTGGTAATGTAATCGTTGATCTTTCTAAGAATAACGGTCTACCAAACGCGAGAGTTAGAGCAAGTGCTATTGATGAAGTCCTAGAATATGGTTATCACGTAGATGACCTTTCCGAATTCTCTGGATTCCAACTCAAAGTTGTATTCAGTGGAACAAACGAATCTAGAGCTCCTCGTTTCACCGACCTAAGAGCAGTCGCATTGGCATAATGGGAAAAAAGAGAGTACAAGGTTATAACAACTTATACCGCAACGAATCTGGAGCTATCGTTAGTACCGATATCTCTGGATACGAGGCATATAAGAGGAAGAGGAGTTCTTCCAAGTTAAAACAAGACCAGATTGATAATTTGGGTAATCAATTGGGTCAAGCTAAACAAGAAATTGATGAGCTGAAAGATTTAATAAAACAGATGCTATCTAAATAGTATTGTAATACTAGTCAATTCCCATGGCAAGTGCCTACGTATCAAATATAACTATTGATCAGGGTGCTGATTTTTCTGCTAATTTCAAACTAGATGATGCCGGAACTTCTGTCCCCATCAATCTAACAAGATTTACTGCATACGGGCAGCTTAGGAAACATCCTACTGCCCCTTTTGGTGTGCAGTTTGATGTGAAAATAGCCAAACCCAAAACGGGTGAAATTATCATCTCATTAAACTCAGCACAGACCTCAGCTTTAGATGAGGGTCGTTATGTATATGATGTATATCTCAGAAGCACCACGAACGGTAAAGTGTATCGTGTTGTTGAGGGAATGGCACTAGTTAACCCCGGTGTAACAGACATGCAAACTGGAATTATCCCACCATCCTACCCACCCGTCGCTATCGGACCAACTCCACCCGAAGATCCCATCGAAGGAAATCTCTGGTGGAACTCTGAAGATGGACGTATGTATATTTACTATATTGATGAAGACTCAGCACAATGGGTACAGACCAATCCAAGTAGTAAAGACACAGAGAGGACTAACTGATGGCAAACTTACTCGATCAAATCGGTCAGAGAAATGTTGTTAGGGTAGTATCCCAAGGTGTCCCAGCAACACTATCTGGACTTTCAGATACAGACTTTAGTGGTATTGGTACTGGAATGGTACCAGTATGGAATGGTGATGCTTTCACTCCTATTGTTGGAGGAGCAAACCAGAGTGTTTCTAATATTATTCTAACTACAAACCCAGTCACACATGCAACTGCATGGACTGATACTATTGATGGTGGTTTCTTCTAATGGCAAAACCCCACACACGACAAGAACTTGTCAATTATGGATTGAGGCAGTTGGGTGCTCCAGTTCTAGAAATCAATATTGCAGATGAGCAAATTGATGATCTACTAGACGATACTATCCAGCACTTCCAAGAGAGACACTATGATGGTGTTGTTAGAACTTACCTAAAGTATGAACTAACAAAAGAAGATATTAAGCGTGGTGGTGACTTTGATCCTATGGTGAATCCAGGTATCACCACAGTGGGACCAGTAACATACCCAAACCCACCCAAACAAGTAGAAAACAGGTACATAGAGAATTCCAATTGGATTCATCTACCTGACTATGTGATCGGTGTTGAGAAGGTCTATGTACCCCCTGAGGCAACCGGTGGTGGTGGTGTTGGATATCCTAACCTAATTGGTCCTGACGGGGGTCTTGCAGGAGGTTGTGGTGGTGGTTTCGGTGGTCTAGCTGGTATGGGATACCTCAATGGTGGGGATATGATCTCATACTTCATGGCTAAGCAATGGTTATCCACATATGACTACATGTTTAATCCAGATGCTGCCATTCGTTTTAATAAGAGAATGGATCGTCTATATCTTGATATTAACTGGCGCCGTCTATCAGCAGGTGACCTTATTGTTGTTGATTGTTACAGAGCACTTGATCCCGAACAATTTGTAGAAGTCTACAATGATAGTTGGGTGAAGAAGTGGTTTACTGCACTATTGAAAAAGCAATGGGGTCAAAACCTAATGAAGTTCAAGGGAACCAGACTTGCTGGTGGTATCGAGATGAACGGCAGAGAAATCTACGATGAAGGTGTCAAAGAACTTGAGATCATTAAGAATGATATGTCTAGTCATTATGAACTTCCGCCACTAGATATGATTGGTTAATTAAAATGGTTGTTAATCCCTTTTTCCTACATGGTTCCACCCAGGAACAAAACCTAATGCAGAATCTGGTCAATGAACAGATTCAAATGTACGGGATCGATGTATATTACATTCCTCGTACTTTCATTAGGGATGCGACCATTATGCGGGAGGTCACTTCCTCTGCATTTCGATCATACTTTGTTCTAGAAGCATACCTAGAAAACTTTGATGGATATGGTGGTCAAGGAGACCTCATGTCCAAGTTTGGTATTCAAGTCAAAGATGAAGTTACACTTACTATCTCTAGAGATAGGTATGAGAATTATATTGCCCCATTCCTGAACTCCAGGATGTTGTATTTGATGGACTCGCCCCAAGATGATGGGCAAATGGTGACCATTCAAAGACCCAAGGAAGGGGATCTAATCTACTTCCCATTGGGTAGAAGACTATTTGAAATTAAGTTTGTAGAGCATGAGAAACCTTTCTATCAGTTGGGTAAGGGATATGTTTATGAACTTCAGTGCGAACTATTTGAGTATGAAGATGAAGTCCTCGATACAAGTGTCGATGAGATCGATAGTACTCTACTTAATAAAGGTTATATTACAACTATTAATCTTGTCCCCATTAGCAACAGAGCTGTTGTTACACCCAGAACTGGCACTGGATACATCACAGAGATAGTATTACTCAATGAGGGTACTGGATATAAATCACCACCTAGTATTGCTATTGACCCACCACAACTGGGAACAGACCCTAGTGTTGTCGCATTATTAACTAGGGCAAACTCTAGTACTCCTGAACCTGCCATCAAACAACTTGTAGTATTCAATAGTGGTTCTGGTTATACAGAGGCACCTAATGTTGTTGCAGTTGGTGGTGAGGGAACTGGTGCTATCATTAGAGCTGGTATTAATACTTTATCTACTGGTATTATTGATTTTGTTGTAGAGGAGAAGGGTGCTGGTTACCCAGAGGATGTGGATATCATTGTATATGATGATGATAATAATATTGTAGGTCAGGGTAGGGGACTATCTGATGGTGACCAGATTGTATCTGCCATTATCACAGACTCGGGAAGAGATTTACCAGAAAGCTTGAAAACTGTTGTGGCAAAACCAGCGGATGGGGGTGAAGGTGTA